GTTGTGTCCGAATGGCGACCCGATCTTCAACATTTCCGGGTTACCTCTCTCGTCATTCCTGCCGACGAGCATTTCGATTTCTGTCGATGGCAAAGGGCTGACGATGAAGGCTGGTGCCTTTTCGGCTGATACCAAGGCCGAAGCCAACAAATTGGCTCTGGACGACCTAACGAAACGATTTAACAAGGGGATAGCTGACGGCAAACTTCAGTGCGGTGTGATTGCTGCGCCGTGCGATTTGTCGGTGGCGGATAACACAGTGCTCGCTACGGTTGGCATCGCTGATCTGACACCCCTAAACGCCATTCAAAATTTCGGCTCGTTCGACCCGATGCAATTCGTGCTGGAGTACCAGAACGGTTGTTTCAACTATGATGTTGTGACGGCAGGTTTTGGATGTCCTGGCCTGTCTTACTCGACTCTCGGACACGAGGTCTTTTACAACAATGGCGGCGGTTCGGCACAGCTCACACAAACAGGCTTCGACCGGCCAAACGTTCAGGATGTGGCCGGATGCCCGCCTCAAGCGGCCAACTGTTCATTCGTGTCTGGAGCGAACCTTGGCACACACACGCACCAAGGCGGTTTGATGTTCCTCAAGTTCACCGGCTGGGGCGGGTATGGTGCCACGGTCAGGCACAATGGCGCTCCAAACCCGACCTGGTCATTGCGCAGGACTCGAAAGATTGCCGTGCCTCCGTCTCTGCGGATCAGGGTAAAAAACTATTCGTCCTTTGCCTCGGCGCGCTGGACGGCAACCTTCGGTGCAAACACGACTACGCCATTGGCCTTCAACGCGACAGCCGGGCAGGTGCAATCCGCTCTCAATGCCATCGCCTCAATTTCCTCAGTCGGTGGCGTGACTGTCGCAGGCAGTCTCGCCGCGGGTTGGCAGGTGACGTGGAACAACAACGGTCTGCGCGCGTTGCTGGCCGCGAATGTGGCGACCATCACCTTCGCTCCCCTGTTCACCGTTACCGAGAACACGCCGGGCAACGCGGGCACGAAAGAGGTTCAGACGATCCTGCTCACGCTGGACTGCGCGACTGCTGCCGCGGGCGTCGGTGCTGAATGGGATGGAACGATGCCAAACCGGACATTCAGTAGTTTCACTCAGATCGAGTGGAAGGCTGATCCCGTGCCTGGCAACTTGTCACTCAACAACGGCAAGAAGCTCTACACCGCCGAGGTGCGTTACTCGACGGGTCTTGGCGCTGTGCCCACGCTGGCGCCTTCCGGCTGTGGCTGGGTGCTCACAGTCGGTGAGATGGACGGTGGTGCAAACTTCATTCTCCTGTGGCAGGGCATCAAAGGCAGCAACAGCGATGGGCCGGGAATCTATTTGAAAAACGATATTGCCGACGTTGGGGACGGCCTGCCTTGCAGGCTGGCTGCCGGACCTCCCAGCGTCGAAATGGAATCTTACTGACAAACACCGCGAAAGGCGTAAACACGACTTATGGCTGACGAAACCGAGATGGACGTTAGAATCCCACCGCTCCCCGCTGGCTTCTGTCTCAGTGCCACGTCCATTCACGACCTGCTCACTCAGATTCAGGTTTTCTTTCCGGCTCAATTCGTTGTCTGGAACACGGGGCCAGATCAACCCACTGTCGAACAGAGATCAAGACCGTGGCACAAGACTGATCCTTCAACCAGCGTCGGAGTGGGTGACTTCGACTATTCGCCCGTGTTTGGTCTCTGGTTAAAAAACCATTGGGTCAACAACGGTGGAAATCCTCCGTTCAACGAGAGGAAAATTTTCATCGGGAGTTTGACTGACCTGGAGCTTTTTGACGGAGGCTCTCCTGGTACGGTCAGTCCAGTTACCGGGCCATTCTATGAAGTGGACACGACCTTCGCCAATTTGATTCCGGTGGGCGTCGGGGTATTCGCACCGAATGTGAACGTCGCAATTCCAGCACCCAAGATTGCTTCTGCCGGAGCTGCGGGAACTGACCCCGGAGCGATGGGGGTATATTTTGTGAAAGCGACAGGAAGAATTTACGACGTAGGCTGATTCATGGAGGACATCCTGACATACGCGGACATCAAGGCCGACGACGGAATCAACGGCGTGATTGGTTATTGTCCAGGCTCACCCGAGTATGAGAGCCGGTTGAACGACGCTATTGCACGCATCTACAGGAAGGGCGACTGGTGGACGTCACTCAAGAAGGCGCAGTTCTGCGTCCGCAATGGTTGCGTGGCCTGGCCGCGTTTCGTAGGTCGTCTGCGCGCGTTGAAACGTTGCAATTACGCGGTGCCGATCACCAACATTTGGGGCTCATTTCTCCCATTCGGACCAACCGATTTGAACGGCTCGTGTTTCTGCTCTGATTACACGGCGCTGAACGAGGGCACTGTGCCGGTGTTCAGAAACGTGGCGTGTGGCGCTCTCAACATCAAGGTGCGGGCGTACACGCAATGCCAGAAGGATTTGGGTAAGCCAGTTCAACTCTTCGGCATCGACACCAACGGTCAACCACTGCGGACTCGGAATCCCGACGATACTTGGAAGGACGGAATCACCATGATTCTCGCGGCACCGTTTGTCAGCACGTCGATGGATATTCGAGAGATCACGCGGTTCATCAAACCAGAGACCGAGTGTCCGATCCGGCTGTTTCAGTACGACACGGTGAACGACGTGTTGATCGACATGGCGGAGTACCAGCCGCGCGAGACCAATCCTCAGTACTTATTCACTCGCATTGGTGGGATGGACTGTTGCACCTCGGCGTGCGATGGACAGCGGTCGATCACGGCGTTGTTCAAGATTGCGCTCATCAAGCTGCGAGATGACACGGACATCAGTCCGGTCCAGAACCTCCAGGCCATTGCCGCTATGGTTCAGGCGATCAAAGAGGGTCAGAGCGGGAATGTGCAAGGCAAGGTGAGTTACGAGCTGGACGCCGTGCATGAGATGAATTTGCAGGAGCGCGACTTCGTGCCGACCGACCAGGTGGCGATCGACGTGGCGACGTGGGGCAGCGCGCGGCTGGAACGCGCCGGCATCGGCTGGAACATTTGATTTATGGCAACTTTTCAAACCTTCATCCCCTACGTTCCGCCCACGCCGGGAACTGGAGCCGTGCAAGGCGCACCGTCCTCGATCTACGACGTGAATCCTGCGCCGCGCGGTGGTCAAGGGCCGTACGGTCTAGTGCCCGGTGCTACGGGTCTTCCCGACCCTCATGGTGATCTCGCCAAACTCATACCAGGTCTGGACTCTGCCACGGGACAGGCTTCGCAGAACATCATTCACGAGTTGACGGGTGAACTTCCACCAGACGTAATTGCTCAAATCCAGAACGAAGGGGCAAGGTTTGGGGTGAGCTCAGGAATGCCGGGAAGCACGCTATCAAGCAATCGTAGCGCAAGGAATCTTGGGCTGACATCACTCGGACTACAGCGCAACGGCTTGCAGGATTACGAGGGGTTGACTGGCTCTGTGAAAACCAACCAGACCGTACCGCCGTCGTTACAGGCTGAGATTTCGGCCAATAACGCGAATCTCAATGCGGCGCCTGATCCGGCGGCGCGGGCGCAAGCCTTGGAAGACGCCTTTAACCGCGGAAGAGGTGGAGTTGCGGGACTTGGTGGAGGCTTTGGTGGGTCACTCGGCGCGCCGAATCTCCACGCGGCTCCCGGTAATCCCGCCGGCATGGGTGCGCCCAACGCGTTTCCTGTGGCATCAGGCGACTTTCACGGCACCGGCGGCGGTGGAGGCGGTGGAGGTGGTGGTGGCGCCGCTCCTTGGACGCCAGGCCCAGCCATCTACCCCGGATCCACCGGTGCGCCTCTGGACTTCACGGGTGGTTCAGGGTCCTACGACTTTGGTGGAAACGCAGGAGGATCGAACTGGCAGGACATTCTCGACAGCTACGGTCTTGGCGGTGCGCCTGACCCGTACACTGGCGGAGACCCATTCGCGTGGATGGACGAATCAGGCGCAGGTGGTGTACCTTTCGGCGGTGGTGGCAGCCCACTGGATGATCCCTTTGCCTGGATGGACGAGACGGGATCGAGTGGAGTGCCCTACGACAACAGCGCAGATACCGGAACTGGAGAATAACGCATGGCCCCATTACCAAGCTGGATACAGGGCGAACCTTCGCAGTTCAGCGATGCGTACGCTCATGGGGCGCAGCAAGGGCTGGCTCTGGCCGAGATGCGCGACCGTATCTCAGCGCGCAATCAACAGCGCCAAATGCAACTTCAGGAGTTGCAGGACAGGGCTGAAGAACGTCAGGCAGCCGCGGCCGAGAGAGCGAAGGAATTTGATGCGCGCCAGGGATTGTCTCGCGAAGAGATGGCGAGTCGTGAAAAGCTGGCTGGCACCGCTCAAGACGCGCTCAAGGAGTATCGAAATGCGCAGTTGGATTTGCACAAGGCAGGTCTTGGGTTGCAAAGCGCGCACCTCGACATGATGCGAAACAAGGTCGATGAAACGGGAGCGCCTTTGGGCGGTCCTGAAGTGCTGACCGACCCGGAAACTCAGGCCAGGGTGGGTTTAAGAATACCCATCAGCAAGAGCAGCGCGCATTTTCAGGCGGACAAGGGATTCGGCAAGGAAGGAACGTTGAGCGACGTTCAGAAGGCGCAAATCCGACAGATCGACATGCTGGAAAAGGACAATCGAAAAGCGGCGGAAAGCCTCACGACAGACGATGTGACCAAGGCCGCATTGAGCCGGCGTTTGCTGCAACTCGACCAACAACGAGAAGCGATCATGCGACCGAAGCCAGTTGCTTTGCCTGCCAATCCTGCTGTGGCACCGATGGCACCTCCCGCACCGGCTGGACCATTGGGTGCCGTGCCGGGTGCTCCTGTGCCAACTGCGCCGATACCCATGCCAAATAGCAAGGCTGCGTTGGTTGTGGGACAAACGTACCAGACGCGCAAAGGTCCGGCGAAGTGGACGGGAGAGCATTTTGAGAGTATTCAGTGAGCCATGCCTTCCACCTTCACCTGGGACGAGGCGGTAGAGCCTGAGAAGTTCTCGTTTGAGGACGCCACAGCACCATTGGATTCCGAACGTGAGGCCAAAGGCATTTCACTGCGCGCGCAAAGAGATGCCATTGCAGCCGATGACAAAAATCTGTGGAACGTCGCTTGGCGTGCCAGTGACTTCCTTACAGGAGCGGGAGAGGCTGCCAAACGGTTGCCCGCCCAAGTACTGAATGCTCCGGCTGCGTTGAACAACGCGTTACTCCCGGAAAATCTCAGGTCGCCTCTTCCTTTTGAGCCGGGTAAACCAATTGTTCCTCCAGAGGTCTTCATGCCGTCGCTCAGGGCTGATGCCCCGCGTTACGCCAATCCACCGGCAGCCGAACAAGTCACCCAAGGACTCGCTGAAGCTGGAGCCAATTTTGCCAGCGGCTTGACCACCCCGGAAAACCTGGTGGCCATGCCTTTGCTAAAGACGCCGATTGCTCCCGCCATAGGTGCTGGATTTGCCACGCAAGCTGCCGCCGGTGTACCGGAATCCGCACAACGTTTCGGAACGGCTGTGGGCACACAGGGAGTTCCTTTGAGCGAGAAGGTAAAAGCGGGTGCGGAATTGGGAATCAACATGGCCCTGCCAGCGGTGATCGGAGCCGGACCAGAAGTGGCTGGACGACTGGCTGCGGACAGAGCTGACGAAGCCTTGTTCCAACGCAGTTCCGACGCGCAGGCTCTACGCAAAGCGACTGAAGCCAGTATTCCTAAGAGATTCACCTTCGACGAGGCCAAGCTGGAACCGTTGCCTCCAGAATCAGCCGCCACAGCGTTGAACCCACCCCTGGAACCCATGACACAGGCGGAAGCTGCGGCGAAACCGGCTGAAGCGGTAGCTCCACGAGCGCATTTGGCCGAACCTCCTCCAGAACTTAGAAAGGTGCTGGACGAGGAAGGTGTGATTTATGGTGGAGCTTACGAACCGGTGGAACTTGGTGACGGAACCAAGACAAAGGGTCTTCACAGTGTCGAAGTTTACGATCCAAACGATCCTACGGCTCACACTGCCGGACTCAACTTCCCATTCGGTACACCAATCGAGGAAATCCGAAGTCGCATCGCGGCCAAACGAGCTGAATTCGGGTGGGAAAAACCCACTTTTGAAGAAACCAAACCAGCAGACCAACCACAGGCGCAAGCCGGAAAGGAACCCAGTGCCAGCAGTATCACAAGCCCAGCAGAAGTTCATGGCAATTTGCGAACACGAGCCGGGGAAGGCCCGGGGCAAGTGCCCGTCGAAGAAGGTGGCCCAGGAGTTCGCGCGAACGCCCCGGAAGGGACTGCCGCAGAAAAAGGGAAGGCAGGGCCAGAAAATGTACTTCCACCAGAAGTAGCGGAACCGGACTTGGCTCAAATCAAGGCTCGTTCGGATACTTTTGAACGTGCCCGCAATGGAGACGAGAAAGCCTTCGACGATCTTGACGCTCAATTCCGCAACATTCATCCCGAGCCGGAAGATCTGGCCTACCGCGGTCAGCCCAACCCAAATCAGGTTTTCACGAAGGAACAGTTCGCCTCGAAGTTCAACGCCGCCTTTGCCTCTCACGAGTTCTATAAGGTTTTGGACATCATCAAGGCGACCAGTGACGTGTCAATCTGGAAGCCGTTTCTACAGGATTTGTTCAAGAAACAGGCCAAAGACCCAGTTGCAGCCGAGAAAGCGGAGTGGATGCGCCATGTGTTCAATGGCACAGAGCCAAAAAACGTTGTTCCAAGGCCAGCGCCACGTCCTGCCGGCACACAGCGTCCGCCACCTCCGGTAACCCCCAACCCGCGTCCCAAGGCAGGCCAGCCACCACCACCGCGTCCGCCTGTTACTCCACCGTCGCCGCCACCGGTGCGGATACCCGTCGAACCGATTCCTGGCGGCGGTGCAAAGTCACCCTTCAAAATCATCGAGGATTTTTCTGAAGCCATCGGCAAGGCGATCAGGGTGCGGCGCCTGAAGGCGAACACGCTTGGCACCTACAGTCCCGGCTCAACGCTTACGGCCGAGAAATTCGCCGGTGATCTGGATACCGCTGCGCATGAGCTGGCCGGGCATTGGATGGATGACAGGTACGGAATCGGAGCGCCGTGGGCCAAATCCAAGACCCGATCGCCTTACGACACTGAGCTGGCCAAGTTTTGGATTCACGGCAGTGTCACGCCAAGAAGCACCCTGCGTTACCGGCGCGCGGAGGGCGTGGCCGAATACATCCGGGCTTACGTGGTGAACCCGAAAATGGCCAAGGCTGAAGCCCCCAATTTCACGGCTTACTTCGAGAAAACGGTGACGCCGGAAGGGCTCAAGGCGATCCTCGATTTCAGCAACGACGTTCGCATCTGGGCTGGCGAAGACCCGCTCGTGCGCGCTGGCTTGAACATGCGCATGGAACCACCGTCGCTTCGGGAACGGCTCTGGGAAGGAATGCGGGGACGCGGGTTTGGATTTGAAATCAATCCGATCGACCGTCTCAGAATGTGGTTCGACGACCCCTACCATTACGCGGTCAAAGCGTTCAAGGAAGCGAATGCCTTGCGCGGCGGACAATTGCTTCCGAAAGACAATTTCGAGTTACAGGCCAGATTGCTTTCCACCCACGACGCCCGCATGTCCGACGAGTTTGAGCATGGGCTGACCCCGTTGAGACCCGCACAAGCGGTCAACTCCAGAGGCCAGTTGGAGGTTCAGCGGTTGATTGATCCCGTGACCAAGCAGCCGATGACAATGAACTGGTTGTTGGACGCTTTCGACAAGACTTCCAAGGACAAGTTCAACCAGGACATGCGTGACGCCTCTGCTTACATGGTCGCGCAACGAACGGTGGAGAAAGGAAAACAGCTTGGCCGGGAATCGAACATTTCAGGAATTGGCGCCGGCATTCTCACCGACAAGGCTGCGGCGGAAGAACTGTTGCGTCGTGTCGCCGCCGATCCCGTTCGTGAAACCCGGCTGAAAGAGGCCGCGCGCCGCTACCGTCTCTGGGCCGACCAGAATCTAAACATGCTGGTCGATTCAGGCAGGTTGAGCAAGGACGCGGCAAGGGAAATCCGCAACAACAACGAGCAGTACGTGGACATGCACCGGCTCTCGATGGAATTCGAGGAAGGAAACCGCGCTCAGCGGGGCGGCAAGATCGGGACCACACGCGATGTCATACGACGGTTCAAAGGCAGCACTCTGGAACTGGACAACGTTTACTCGAATCTCTTGGAGCAGACGGACTCGATCCAGAAGGAAGCATTCCGAAACGTTACCCTCAACACCTTCGTTGACAGTCTGAGGAACGTTCGGGAGTTGCACGGGGCCAATCTCAAAGACTTCGAGCAGTTCGGAAGCAAGGCGTCCAGCGCGGACAGGAACACGATCACGGTCTGGAAAAACGGCAAGCCCGAGTATTGGAAATTTGACCCCGACATTCACGATTCCTTGAAGGGACTGGGGGAGCTGGGCACGCATGCGTTCATCGACCTGCTTTCCATGCCGTCGCAGTTTGCGCGCTACATGATCACGCATGGTCCTCAATTCCTGCTGAGAAATCCGATGCGCGACACGTTCGAGCGGAGTGTCGTCAGTCGAAACGGTTCAAAGCCTTGGGACATCCTGCGCGGCTACACCCCGGAAGAACTGTCGCGTTACGAGGTATTCGGGGGCGGGCAGTTCGGCAATTACATCGTGGATCGGCACGTCTGGAACCGGGAACTCAAGAAATCCGCGGCGGAACTGCGCAAGGACCCGACCAACATTCTGCTTTCTCCGTTGAAGCTCAAACACGCGTGGGAAGACCTTTCTGAAAAGTCCGAGAAGATCGGGCGCATTGCGGAATTCAGGCGCGCCTTCGAGATGGGCAAAAAAGAATTCGGGTACGACGATTACAACGCGGCACTCTACGCGGCGGGAGAAGCGCGCGGACTCATGGATTTTGCCAAGGCTGGAACGGTGATGCGTGTCATCAACCGGCTGGTGCCGTTTTCAAACGCCCGTGTTCGTGGTTTGGCGCGGTCCGCTTTTTCCATCGGCGAAAATCCGGCTGGCTTCGCAATGCGTTGGGGAATGTTCGTGCTGGTCCCGACCATTCTCAACGCGATTTACCAGCGCCAGAACAAGGATACCTGGGACGAGTACCAGCAATTGCCAGCGTACCAGCGCGATTTCTTTTGGAACTTCAAGGTGGGACCCTACTGGCTTCGCATTCCGCGTCCGCACGAGCTGGGCGTCATGGCGGGAGGCGTGGAGCGCGCCATTGACCGTCTTCTCGGGGATCGGCGGGCGATGGAAGGCTGGGCAGGCAGCGCGGCCAACGCCGTTCTGCCGATCAACACGCCGGTCGAGGGCACCGGACCTTTGAAGACCTTCCTCGAATTGCAATTCAATCGGGACACGTTCCGGGGCCGGGACATTGTGCCGGCGTGGGAGAAGGATTTGAAAGTCGAGTTGCGCAAGGGAACGGCTCACTCGAGCGCGGTGTCCAAGGGGATCGCATCGGCTTTGAAAGTTGCCGGACTGGAGATTGATCCCCGGAACCTGGACTATCTGCTTGGTTCCTTGGGAGGCGCCGGACAAACAGCCGCAATGATCTCAACACCGCACCGCAGCCTGGTCGATACCGCGTTGAAGACCACGGGATACATCGCCGAGTCTTCTGGAGCCGCCTCCAGAGACGTGCAATGGGTCACAGACTGGGCAAAGCAGAACGGCAAACTTGGGACGAAGGATTTCCAAACACTCAGAGATGCCCGAAAACTGGTCATGGACGCCACGGACGCGGTGGATCGGGATAACAAGAGCCGGTCACTCCGTCACCTTGGAACGGCGATGCGCGATAAGATCGAGCACCCTTGAAGGTCAACCCCCGGCCTTGACGGGCTTCAGCGGATCTTCGGGAGCGAATCTCCACCGTTTGACGAAGTCCATCATCCCGCCCGCGCACCGTGGACACGTGAGCACGTACTTCTTGCCAGTGTCAGTCTCCACCTCGACCGGTTCTTTCTGAGCGAAGAAAGGGTCCTCCCACGAGTTTTTGTGCCAGTCGTTCATCCTTTAAACCTCGCCGCGAACCAGCCAAAGCGTTCATCTCCCATTCCCAACATCTCCCACCTTAGGTCCGTGTGAATTGAAACAAAGGTCTGGTGATGCTTGACGTGCCTCGCGTCATCAGCGATCAAAACAAACGGCGCCTTGACCATCGACATTAGAAAGGTGAACTCACGAAATCCCAAGTGTCCGGCTGAGTCGAGCAACACGAGATCGGGTTTGCACGCCAGCGCATTCAACGCAATGCCCAGGAGCCCATCCGGTCCATCGGTCTGTTGTTCCTGAAAGTAGAGTGCCGCGCGAGTGTCCTTCGAGTGATCGTGATAAATTCCTGGCACTTCATTCTCCACGGTCTCGCGTTGAATCTCTTCGAGCGTCGGCAACTGTGACCGGGGAATCGTGAGCCCGTGAAGACACACGACCTCTGGGTAATTACGGTAGTGCGCTGAAGCGACCTTGTAATACTCGTACTTCGACTCGATTGTGACGAGGGTGAAGTAAGGGCTGTACTCCTTCAGGGCTTCAAATAATATCCGCGTGGTGCCGTTGCCCAGATAGGTGCCGGTCTCGATCACGTTTTGAGGTTTGAACCTCTCCACCGTGCGGCGAATCGCGGTCTCGAATTCCCCACGCTCCGGCGGGCTGATAGTCATAACTAAATTTTTACTTGTAAATGTCTCAGGGTTGCAACAAAAATCAGTGGTGACTTGCAAGCCAACCCAGTACACGCGCAAACGTGACGGCAGAATAAAAAGCCAGTTCACAATCTGGATCGACAACGACCTGGTGAAACCACTGATGAAACTGAAGGAAGTCACGGGTAAAGGGCACACCACGATTCTCGCCGAGTTCGCCGAAGCGAGATTGAGGAGGGTGAAACCATGATCTCTCCCCGCCAACGTTTCCTCAAAGAGCCGTACGCCTCGAAGGTGCAGGACTTCATTGTGACTGACGAATTTCAATCGGCCTTGTCCTACGCGCTGGCGGACATGACGTGGGTGGGCGGAATCACCACCGAACAACTGTCGGGAGCCAAACTGTTGATCCGCCACTTGTGCGAGATTGGCGAGCCGTTCGCGATTGAAGAGATTTTCCAGCAGCCGCAACTCACCCAGCCCGATCCCGATTACATGCGGCGCTTGAAAGACCCCGCAAAGAAGAGTAAATAATAAGGTCTTATGCCACCACCGCGCCGGCACCGACTCCCACCACGTCCTCGCCGTCACCTTCACCCCAACCGGTAACGCTGCCGGAACCATCAGGACCGCCAACCACGCCTGATCCAGACAAGTTCTTCGACACGCTCGACGACAGCCCTGCGCTGGTGCCTGAGCCCAAGGCAGAGCCCAAGACCGAGCCTGAGCCAAAGCCTGCTGAACCAAAGGAACCTTCCAAACCGGCAGATCCCAAGGCGAAAACCGAGCCTGCGGCCAAGCCGGAGCCTGAGAAGCCTGAGCAATTCAAGACGCCCAAAGATCTCAGAATCGCCTACGACCGCACGGCCAAGGAACTCAAAGAGACGAACGCCAAGGTGGTAGGACTGCTGCAACAGTTGGAATCGGCCAAGACAGCGCCACGGCCTGACGCTGGCGAAGTGACCGCTTTGACCGAACAACTCGCGCGCGAGAGAGCCGATCGTACCGCACTCGAATCCGAACTGAAAGTCATTCGCTATGAGAAAAGTCCCGAGTACAAGGCCAAGTTCCTGGAACCCTACCAGGCCGCAAGCAAACGAGCTTACGACAGCGTTGCTCAATTGGTCATCACTCAAAAGAATGCTGAGACAGGAGAGGAAACGCAGCGAAGGGCAACAGCAGCGGATTTTAACGAGGTTGCGAGCTTACCTGAAGGAGCAGCATGGCAAAAAGCACGAGCAATCTTTGGTGAGGACGCTCACCTTATTATGCGGCATTACGACCGATTGTCTGAAATCGCTCAACAATCTTCACTCGAAATCGAGCGCTATCGCAAGGAGGCTGAAGACCGGGAAAAGACCGACGTGGCGAAACAGGCGGGCGAACGACAGGCATACGAGGCGATGTCACGCAAAGCGGACGACGCCTGGAAAACGCGCAGCAAATGGTTCGCTGAATCGGAAGGTGACGACGAAGGGAACGACCTGTTGAAAAAGGGATTCGCGCGCGTGGACGCCGATTCCAAGGCGCTCACGCCGGCGCAACGTGTGATTCATCAAAGCTACGTGCGTCATGCCGCCGCGGCCTATCCTCGACTTGTTCACAAGCTCACGGCGTACGAGACGCGAATCGCTGATTTGGAAACGAAACTCAAAGCGTTCGAGAAATCCGAGCCTGGCCCTGGCAAGACCTCACCAGCGCCCAAGCCCGCCGGTGGACCGACAGCCAATTGGGAAGAGGACAGTTTTTGGAAGGGATAACCCTTGACAGTCGGCAAGGATTTTGTAATGTGGGGGAATGGAAACGACGACTTCGAGAAGAACGCAGGAAGAAATCGCGCAGTTTCTCAAGTCCATTGAGAAACACGATTTGTTTGGCTTCAAGAGCCACGACCTGTTCGGGTACTTGGATTTTGAACACGCCAAGCCTTGGCTGAAACCTGAAGTCACGAAGGAACAGTGGCAACCCAAACCGACAGATCGCGAAAGCATCCTCAAGCAAATGGAGTCGTACATGCCCTTTGCCTGGGGGAAGGCCAACAACTGCCGTGGAATTTCCGCCGCCCGGTCTATGCACCATTACACAATTTGGGTGTGGATGCTCGGAGACGAAGCG